CTCTAGCTGTTCAAATCAACCGTGCTAGCAATTTGATCGCTCAGCGTACACGTCGTGGTGCTGGTAACTATGCTGTTGTATCTCCAACAGTATTGACACTTCTACAAAGTGCAACAACTTCTGCATTCGCAAGAACAACAGAAGGTACTTTCGAAGCTCCAACAAACACCAAGTTCGTTGGTACACTAAACAGCGCAATGAAAGTGTATGTAAACGGTTATGCAACATCTGATGATGTTCTAATCGGTTACAAAGGCTCTTCTGAGTCTGACGCACCAGCATTCTACTGCCCATACATTCCATTGATGAGCAGTGGTGTTGTTCTAGATCCAGCAACATTTGAACCAGTAGTTAGCTTCATGACCAGATATGGTTATGTTGAGTTAACAAATACTGCTTCTTCTCTAGGTAACGCAGCTGACTACCTAGCTAAGGTTGCTGTAACATCTGCAAACCTACGTTTCGCTTAATCAACGAACTGTCGGTTTACAAAACTCAAAAAGGCTCTTCGGAGCCTTTTTGTTTGACTTAAATATCTGTATGCACGTTGAATCAGACCAAGACTTTCCAGAACTACGCAAACAATTTGGTGTTTGGAGAAAACGCTTTCCTATGTTTACACATGATGTAAATCAGATAGAACACATTGTAGAAAATCATATACAAAAATTTTCTATTGCCGGAGTTCATTATAGACAAACAAAACAAAAACGGTATTTAGAAATTGCACAAAAAGAGTTAGATGCTATAAACAGAGTGTTGCAAACAGTAGGTAAATTGGAACTAATGGCTATGCTCAGCCAATGATAAATACATTGTCTAAATGAGAACCGTATATTACGGACTTATGCAGAATCCCTCTGCGTAGACCTAGAACGTCATTCATAAGGAGAAAACAAATGGGACGTCCATTAAGAAAAGATAAAAACGGTGTTGATGTTATCGGCACAGGGGCAACAACTTCTACAGGTATTAGAGTTGATTTCTATGACACACAGTTAAGAACTGATGGTGTTATTCTAAAACAACGCGGAGCAAAAACTTTCCGTGTTTGCCAAGTAGGAAACATTGGAACTACATCTGCTTATGTGACAGCAGTGTTGGTATCGGATGCTCCAAATGCCTACGGCGAAATGCGCATTCAAGGTTATATTGGCGGCAACGGACTAAACAATCTTAAAGCTATTGCTAAGATCACAAAGCGTGTAGCTACAGATTTTGACGGTGTTCGTTATAATTGGTATTTAGAAAACGATTCTTCAGCAGATTACATTGTTTTAACAGCTATTGTTTAATTAGGAAATTAAATGGGACAGGTTGTACAAACCAACGGCGATTATACAATTAAGGCTCTCCCCGACGATAGAACCGTCGGCGGAAAGATTATCCTTGACACTGGCGATAACGTTGGTGAAGTTAGAGTTACTGGTAACTTAGTTGTTACTGGTGCAACCTTAACGGTTGAAACTGCTAACTTAAATGTACAAGATAACGTTATTATTTTAAACTACGGCGAAGTAGGTGCAGGTGTTACTTTAGATTATTCTGGCATTCAGGTTGACAGAGGATCATTACCGCCTGCATCTTTTGTCTACGACGAAACTAACGGTTACTGGTTTTTAGCAGCAGGAGCACAACCTGGGCCATTCAGTTTTTCTAATGATGGAACCAATCCTGAAAATCCTAGGTCGACTTCTAGATTAAAGTTAAAAGAAATTCTAACAGACTCTACAGATAACGGCGACTTACTATTAATTGGTACTGGAACAGGAGTTTTAAAAGTCGGAGACAGATCTCCGGGTCCTGGTTACGAAACATTTGTAACCGATCCAGACGATGTACCTAACAAACAATATGTAGATAACGCTATTCGCGATAATCCTACATTCCAAATTTTATCTGACGGTCCTGCTGACCCGTTAAATCCGTTACCAAATAATGCAACAAGAGTTATTGTCACTGACGAAAACGTAAGTGACCTAGGTAACGGTGTATCGAGCTTAGATTATTTCTTTCAAAATACCGGCGAAACAACTTTAAATGATCGCAGTGCAGTATCGATCTTAGTAGACGGTATTTTAAATTCTCAGTTCTATTCCGATAGAACTTACGTTCAAGATTTAGATATTAGCGATAATCAAATTACAATTAATAGAGAAGATGCTTTTAACAATACTAACATTGTAATTACAGTTCCTGGTACAGGTAAGCTGCAAACTAATCATGCTTTGCAATTGGACAACTGGAACATAACTCCGTCGTATGCGTCCAACGCAACTATTATTAATAGTAAACCGCCTAGCATCGGAACTACTGGTTTATTCTTTACACATTCACAAGGCAGCGGAGAGTTTATAAGTAAAAATAAAGCACTTGTGTTTAGTATGATATTTTAAGAGATAAGAATGATAACAAACTACCAAAATCCAATCGGCACACTATCGTTGCTCGACTCAACTGATCCATCAAGCGATGCAAAAGCAGTATTTTATAGTACAACCACTGGATTATCTACCGGCACAGGACAAACAACTGCGGTTACTACTATTGCATTATGCAACACAGCAGCCGGGGATGTAACACTAGTTGATGAAACCGTTGATCAAGTTATTGTTAGCATCTATCTTGTTAAGCATGGTTTCTCAGCAGTTCCTGCAAATAGAATTGTTAGTAATTTAATAATTCCTGCAGGTGAAACAGTATTTTTTAATGACGAACGTTTAATTTTAGAAGGGTCCGGAGCAACAATGGATTCTATCTGGGTCGGCTGTAGCTCAGCTGGAAAACTATCTGTGACCGTAAGCACATTACCAGTATGAAATTCTTAAAAGCAAAGAACAATTCTAAATGGAGCATTACAGATAATAATCTGTATTCCAATGCTTTTGGTCGTTATATTATGAACGGTACTGCCGGACTACGATTGCCTAAAGGTACAACAGAAGAAAGACCACTGGTTACTAATTCCGATATAGATCACGGTAACACAGGTTTGCCTGTTAGGGTGCCTGGTGATGCTAACGGTTACATTCGATATAATACAAGTTTAAACATCATTGAAGCATATGTTGGCGGAAACTGGGAAATTGTAACAGCTCCGGCTTCGACTGGTATCTACAAGCAAACATTAGGACCGGGCGATTACACAGAAACAATTTTTGGACCTTTAGATAGAGATCCAGTTAGCGACGATAATATCCTAGTTTTAGTAGAAAACGTTTTTCAAATTTCTCAAACAAACTTCAATATTTTGTACAATTACCAAGGCTCTGGCGATGCTTACATACAGTTTACCAGCCCAGTACCATTGGACAAATACATAACTATCTACTTTGGCTTCTCTAACTAATTCCAAATTCTGTTAAATACAGTATAATTTTGGAGATTGGTAATGGCAATTAGGTTCGCCGACCGCGTAAAAGTACGATCACTCAGCACCGGAACTGGAGACTTTGTCTTAGGAAGTGTAGTTCCCGGATTTCAAAGCTTCGCTGCAATTGGCGACGGCAATCAAACCTACTACTGTATTACCGATGCTATTGGTAATTGGGAAATTGGGTTAGGCACATACGATCAAGACAGCACACAGGAAATACTAATTAGAGATACTATCTTAGACAGTTCTTCAAACGGTTTAAGAATTAATTTTCCAGTTGGCGGAAAAACTGTAGCAATCACACAACCTGCTATTGTTAGTCAAACTGTTGTTGACGGAGTAGGTGACGGAAGTACTATTGTGCTTCAAGGGCCTAAGGGAGATCCGGGTCCTACAGTTACATACGATGTTTCTGCTTGGCCGGCACTTGACGGAGCATATGTAAGATTAACTGGCAGCGATGCATCTACAGATAATTTAAAACTAGCCAGCGGGTCTAATGTAACAGTGACTCAAACCGATGCAGATACTATTACTATTAATGCATCATCAAGTTTAAAAACTCGAAATACAACTGGTATTTCTACAGGATTATTTGATAACGGATCTACAGTTAACGGATCTGCTGTAGGGTACACAGGTTACATGCTACTTAAAGTTCAAGTATCGGCAGCAGCAAGAGTTAGAATCTATACAGATGTTGCTGCTAGAACATCAGATGCTGCAAGAGCCGAAGGAGCAACACCAACTATTGGCCATGGATTAGTTTACGAAATGATCAGTACCGGAGCAGAAATACGCAGAGTAGCCCCAGCAGTCATGGGTTACAGTAACGAATCAGTTCCTACTACATCCATTCCAATAGCTGTAACAAATAAATCTGGTAGTGCTGCAAATATCTCTGTAACTTTAACAATTTTACAGATCGAACAATAAGTTTAGGAGCGTAACATGCCAACAATATTAGGCGGTGGTGGTTTAGGTGACGACGAATCTGGCAGTTTAGATTCCGGCCTAGCAGCCTCTCTAGGCAGAATTAGCGGCAAGTTTCTATCTGCAAATTTAGTAAGACACGGCGTTGACCTTGCATTTGACACAGATTTATTGTATCTAAAAGTAAGTCCAGTTATACAAGGAACTCCTTCAACTAGAGATCCGGTGTTTGACGCACAAGACTCGTCTTTATTTGAACCGCCGTACTCAGACGGAGATCCAAACTACGGAGTTGGAACATCAGGTACAGGTGTTGGTATTAATACTAATAATCCGATTTATACATTAGATGTAGCCTCGGATGCAAGATCTACAATTTTAAACGCAACAAACTCTGCTTATATCGACAATCTTTATTTGTATGGCGGAAACACTATTTCCACAACAACCGGAGAAATACACATTAGGCCAGCCGGTGGCGGTGCAAGCGTAACATTTGATATTCTAGGTACTGTAGATGGGTTAGATAATCAATCTTTGTTTTTTAACGGAAATGTTATTCAAAGTTACAGTAACAAAAACATCTTGTTTGATCCAGCTGGATCGGGTACAATTAATTTACAATCAAATACAGTAATAACCCCAACTAATTTATTAACTCCGACATTATCTGTTACAGGAAATATTACACTTGACGGTAATTTAAGAACAGACGGTAATATCTACATCGGTGATAGCTTATTAGATGTAGTACAGTTTGATCCAGACGTAAAAATATCTCAAGATTTATCCCCAGGACAAAATCTTACATGGGATTTAGGTAGAATCGATAGACGCTGGAGTACTGCGTATATTGACGATTGGACTAAAATTGGAACATTAAGACCGTCTAATGTTAACATTGATGATCAGGTATTAATTAACGGTATTGCTGGAACAATTCAACCTACAACTTTAAATACTGATCTGTTTATTTCGCCCACTACAGGACGCAATAATATCGAAAGTGTTATATTCGAAGGCGATTCTATTACTAGCTTAATGCAGCAACCGGATCTTGATCCTTATCTTGTGGCCGACGGAATCAGAGCCGCAGCATTAGGCGATTCAAATGCTGCAATCTTTAACACAACAGTTACAGGAGTCGAATACTTCCTAGGTGGCGGTCAAACTATTAGGACTGAAAGAACATCTTTGTTAGGCGATGTTAGAAATGACTTAGACAATCCTGGTATTTTGAATGAAGATGACGCTACAAAAGTAGTCGAAATTCTTACCGGAATGGGGAGTACAGACAACGAAGCAATTTGGTATTACACTGAAATTGCTCCTGTTCTTAAAAGCTCTCCGTCAGAATATGCAAAATGGGGTCTTGCAGGAACAACACTTGCAGATACACCATTTACACTTGCATCAACTGGAAACGGCTATGTTTCTTTTGCCGATACCAATGGCTTAGTAATTCCTGTAGGTACAACAGCCGAACGAAATTATGGCGAAGTAGGTACAACGCGATGGAATTCAGAACTCCAACAATTAGAATGTTTCGACGGTGAACGATATATTGTTGCAACTGGCCCAGGTGCTGTTGTTACTAATGACCTAATGGTTGATCTTGCCATAACTCGTGCCCTATTCCTGGGTTAATTTCCAATCCGTATAAATACTATTACTGTATAGGTTGACCAAACTTATACGATATTAAACTGTGGTAAACCCGCAATGTAAGGTGGTTAACCGTGAAACACGGGGTAGAAAGGAGAGCGCATGGCTATTGGTCGTATTTCAGGTCCGCTCTTAAAGGCAAACCTCCTTAGGGAAGGTGTGGATTTAGCCTTTGAGACAGACTTACTTTATCTTGATGTTGTTAACTCGCGAATCGGTGTTAACAAATCTTCTCCTACTACCGATCTTGACGTTAATGGAACAATAAGAACTAATACATTACAAGTTGACAATCAGCTTGATGTAGGAACACTTAGCTTTTCCGGAAACGATATTTCCAGTACTTCTAATGTAATTAATTTTAAAGCAGCCGCAGGCGCCGCTACAGTTTACCATTCTAAACTAATAGTAGACGATTTACAACTAGAAGGAAACGTTATTTCTACTAACGTTTCAAACAGCCCTATTGAAATTCGTCCTAACGGAACAGGAACTATTCAATTACAGGCTAATACAACTGTAACCGGCAACTTGAATGTAACCGGGGATGTTACTGCAACAGGTAACATTCAGTTGTACGGTAATATTATTATCGGCGATGAATCTACAGATAGCATTCAAATTAATGCAAGTATCCAGAGCGATTTAATTCCACAAGCAGATAACACTTTTGATCTTGGTGATCCTAATCACAGATGGAAAGATATCTACGTTAACAACTTTTACACAACTACAGTAAATTTACCTAACTTAAATGTAGGTAACTTGATTCTTTCTAATAATACCATTACAACTACCTCCGGAACAGACATTAATATTTCTGGTAGCGGAACAGGTGGTGTTAGACTAGGCAACTTAAAAATTGTCAATAACGTTGTAACTAACATTTCTATAAATGCTGTTACACAATTCGTTAGTACAGGAACTGGTTATTTTAAAATAGCAGGAACAAACGGATTTGTTCCGCCAGTCGGTACAGAAGCACAGCGTCCAGGGTATGCTGTTGCTGGTATGACACGATACAATACTAACTCAAAGGCTCTTGAAGTTTGGGATGCTACAGCAAATGCTTGGGCAAACCCTGCAGGTGCGTCTGGTGCTGTATCTGAAATTGATGCTAACGAAATTTCAGCGATTTATGCGCTAATTTTAGGATAAGAGAACTATGCCAACCGTATTTAGAATGTCCACAGCAACTAACATTGGTCCTACTCCTGTAGATGTTCTACAGATTGCAGAAGGTGTTAGAGCAACATTAGTAGGTTGTAACCTTTCAAACACAACTTTATACGAAACAGTAGCAGTTGACGTGTTTGTGGTTGACGAAGAATCTACTGCGGCACTATATGTTAAGAACGTAATTATACCACCAAACACTGCGGTAAAACTTATTACCGGCGGTGAAAAATTAATTTTACCGGAAACTGCCGGTTTAAGAATTTCTAGTTCAGTTGACGGCAGCGTAGATGCTGTAATCAGCTATGTAGAGATATCGTAAGGAGCGAGCTATGTCATATTTTGGAAGAACCCCCAACGAATTATTAGGAAGTAGCCCGCAGTATTTCTATGCGCTAAGAAGAAACGACGACGGAGAACTGTTTTTAGTTCGCAGCGATCAATTAATTGACAAAGATGCTTACTATATTAACACTGAAGGTGCTCCTGAGGACAACTTTGAAGACTTCGAAGCCGGTGTTGATTTCTTTGATGCAATTGATGAGAATCACAATTTGATATATAAGAATTTAAAGTATCCGCAATATCGTTGGGATAACCGTGCTGGATTTTATTATGTTGATGCAAACGGCAACTTTGTACAGAGACTATTCAGCGGATATGAATACCCAACTGGTGTTTCATCAGACGACAACTAAAAGAGAATAAAAAATGGCAGAATTTAGAATTGGTCAATTTAGATATACATGGGTTGGACCATGGTTAACTGGTACAGCATATCGTCGAGATGACGTCATTAGTTACGGCGGAAGCAGCTTTGTTTGTATCCGTGCTCATACTGCTGATGCAGATTTCTACGATGACTTAAACTTTGTTTTCCCTGGGGATACTGATCCTAGCCCAGCATGGGTTAAAATGACTGATGGTATTGCATGGAGAGGTGCTTACCAAGGTGGTGAACAATATAACATTGGTGACACTGTTCTATTTGGCGGTACTGTTTACTATTGTATCGAAGGCCATATTGGAGGAATGTCGTTAAACGATAATATTGCTAAGTGGGAAGTTTATGTAACTGCTACTAGATTTATCGGCGATTGGGCACCTGGATACAGCTATGGTATTAATGCAATTGTCAGATACAACGGTATTAATTACAAATGTATCGAAGGCCACACATCATCTAACGAAACCAACGGACTAGAACAAGATCAAAGTAAATGGGCAGTATTCCATGACGGCGTAGAATATGTAGGACCTTATGTCGGCGGAATTCGTTATAGAAAAAATGATCTAGCATTTTACAACGGATCATTGTTAAGATGTAACACCGGATACACAGCCGAAGAAACCGACTTTGACTCCTCAAAATGGGATGTCGAGTTTTACGGAGAAGAATTTGACGACGAATGGTCCGAAAATGAATTCTACGGTATCGGAAGTGTAGTTCGTTACGGCGGTTGGTTATACTATGCAATCAATCCAAGTAATGCTAAAGCACCAATTAATTCAATTTATAGCTCGGGTTCATTGGATAACGCATGGGTTCCTTTGTCTAAAGGAATTAGATTTAGAGGCGAGTGGAGTGCTTCAGAATTTTATAGAACCGGTGATGTTGTAAGACGTGGCGGAAATTTATATAC